GCTCCTTGCACTGCTCGTGCAATCCATCCGACTGGTGTAGCCACTGCCGAAAGCATTGGAACACTTGACGCTACCTCCGCAACCGATGCAACACCTCCAGAGATCACTTCCAGTGGCCCGGCCTGCTTCGCTTCCTCGTCGCCCATTTGCGCTTCTAGTGTATCGACCACGTCCTTAGTTGGGAAGACGAGATCAACATCTGAAAACCACGCAAAAACAGTGAAAGGAACGGTGTCAGGAGTAACTCCCGAGTGTAGTTCGACGATTGGCGCAATGATGATTTTGCCAAATCGCCCTTCTCCGTCCGTCAACCGAAAATGTGACATGGGACACATGAAAGGAACCGACAATTCTGCCGGCTGTCCTGTGGCCAAGTCAATTTCAACCCCTGGATATCCAGTGAGATTTTGGGCATATCCAGTGTGACCCCGGTTACTTTGGGTGTCATAAGGGCTGTAACACATCCAATATCTGCCCTGCTGAAATGGCGTGGCATTGAACACAAGTCTCACATTCAGCTTGGCTCGCAGGAAGGTGAAGTAGTTCAATTTGTCCACCAGATTAGGCGCAGTCGCGTACATTACCTCTGGAAACTCGAGCTCTGTTGGGGCAATACTGGTGTCCTGGAATACGCCCTCATGCACCTGAACGGGTCTGCCAAGAATCGAGACCAAAGAGTGCGACAACGACTCAGACGGCAATCCCACAAGACTTGAGGGATCTTTGGCCATTACACGCGCCGTCGAATCTGGCAATTCCTCGCGAAAGGTCGTAATTTGTTGTTGTTCTATCATATCTTTTTGTAACGATGTAGCAACTCTAGGGTTTTTGTAAACCTGGTCAGTCGAGTTAAACTGAACCTCAAAAACGGAGGGCGAAATAGCCTGGATTTCTAGTGGCACACATTTCGCAATAGGATTTCTCCTCCACTCTGCCAACCGAGACCGGGCTCTGCTGTTCTGAACCTTCCTCCATTTGTCCAAAACCCCTACTCGGCTGTGCTGTCCTATGTTCTGTTCCTCGCATGTCATCCACGCGGACAGGAGCGTGTTCGACGGTTGATCGCAAATGCCAAAGCTCAGGAGAACCCCAAGCACTTGCAACACGAGGAACAAACGTCCATTCGATTTGAGATTTTCACGTTTCACTATGTTGGCAGGGTCATCGGTTCCAACTTGAGTTTCAAGAACCTCAGTCTTTCCAGTAACCAATCCTGCTTGGTGGAGAAGACTCTCTTCGACTTCCCAAAAAGTCAACATCGGGTTTGGAATGTTAGCTTTTGCACACGCTTCCGCAATCATTTGTTTACGTTGTTCGAATACCTTTCGCCCGTGCAGTGCCCACTCCATTTGGGCGCTCTCGATGTTGTCGATAGTGGCTTGCTCGTCGGATGGCGATTTCCTAATCCATTTTGGAATTTCATCAATCGTGTCCAAATCGAGTGGTGCCTTCCACCTAAATCCCTCCCTCTCAAATCTTCGTTTAAGGAAGGATACATCATCAAGAGTCCTCCTCATGACAATTGTTCCTGTTTTGGCTTCATCGGTGTAAGTCATACCAATCTTCGCAAAGCCATCGGTGATCGTTTGCTGGTTGAAACATCCGAGAGCCTCCTCGCTAATATTGATGACATTGTCATCTCCATATGCAACCATGCTCACGTGAGTATTGAAAGATTTCATGTTTTTCCATTTGGGGAACCACTAACATCCATACGAGGCGAACAGCTATGGAATTATAAATGGTGTTAACCATTGCTGTCGCTGGGCACCCTGAAGGTTGGGAATGGGTCCAGTGGTACAAGAT